ATTTTATTACCATTTACTTTGAAATACATAGTATACATGCTCCTTTAAAATTGGGGCACTCAAGTAGAGCGCCCCATTAGGGTTAAATGATTTTCTTTTTGTCGTGCTTTTTGCTGTCATACTCACGAGCCGCACGAGCCGCATTCTGAACTTCGATCAGTTCTTCTGCATAAGTAACCAAACGTGGGAACGCATCATCCCAGCGCTTAGTAATGTTGACTGCACCATGCTCCAGAGTGATCAAGCTGAAAATTTCTTTCCCTGCTAGCGCCCAGTCAAGCAGTCGTTGCTCTGGTGTGATTGGTGCGCTAGTTTCCTCATCTGTCACGCCGGACCCATCTGGGGGAGTTGCTCCCGTGGGATTTCCCGGTTTTTCCGGGGTATCCTCATCAATGAAACTCTCCGGCGTAAGGTCCTTTTGAAGCTTCCATCGGCGAAGCATAGAATCTCGCGCATTTGATATGAATGAGTTCGTAAGGCGGTTCATGTGTCGCCACAGAGCGCCTTCTTTTTCCCCTCTATCGTCGGCCTCATCTTTCGTCAACCCACTCATCTCTGCAAGATCATCCGGCAACGTCACGCCATACATGGCGCGAAAGGCATTGTACTGCACGGCCAAACCTGCAGCGCGTGCGATTTTAACCCCACAAAGTATGCGCATATCAAGACGGCCGTCTTGCACTTCACGGGCAAGAAGATCATTCATGCGGAGCGAATGCTCTCGCGTTTGAGTTGCAGACGTTTGCAAATCCACTAACTGACCGATTAATTCTTCGCCACGTGGACCATTGCAGATCGGATGCAATTCGTTATTACCGACAAGAGCTTTCTTTTTGTCGGCAACTGTGGTGGGCGTGGCCAGTTCAATCGGTGCAGATATTTCAATTGGTACAACACTGATTTCACATGGCTCACCGGCAACATTGTGGTAACTGAGCTTCAATTTCTTGGTAGCTTGTGTCATGGTAGTACTCCTGTTTCCTGGCCAGTTAAATTTATACGCCCCCTCGTTGGGTCGTTAGAGAGACATCTCTCTTACCTGACCAGTGAATGCATTACACCATAAGACGTTCTGAGATGTAACATACTAGACAGAAATCAATTAGCACTCAGTTTATCTTATAAGATAATACCAAAATCTACGGGAGAGCATGATACGGCACAGAATTGGACCATTGATATCCTAAGCATTTTGGGACGACCCGCCCCCCATCACCCCGAAATAAAACAGGGACTCCAATGAACACTAATGAACTTTGTTCCAAATAAGTAATCGCTAAGTTTTGAAAAACCGGGCCTACCCCAATCCCAAAAATTTTTTCCCCAAAAAACTTGGATACCCTGCACGGCACATAAACAAAGGGCTACAGACAAAAGACTAGTGCAGGATTGAAAATTTAGCTAAACACCGCACCAAAATATTTTTTGTTGTAAAATGTAGATATGACCACAAGAATACTAAGGGTATTCCTCCTACTCCTTATCAGGGGGGGCATGCAAAAAAGCAGAAAGTGTGTGAAAATGGGAGGTGGGCTAAGGGAAACACCCTTATGTGCAGCTAGGAAGTCCAGCGTGGCCTAACCCTTCTATTAAACGGAGAACAGCATGAAGCGACGTAATTTCCTACTAGGTACCCTCGCGGTGATGGGGTAGCCTATGGCTAAAAATGCCTCTGTTTTAATGATTGAGCCGGACATCGGTGTAGCGTTTCCGCTTAAAGAGTCATATATTGACCTTAAAGAGCGGGCGGCGACGGTCTGCCAGACACTTGATAAGTTGGAGGAGTTGGGGCTGACGCTGGAGGAGATCACTAAGGAGGATAAGGATTTGGCGGCTGCACTGGTAATTGCCTACGCGCAAGACCCCGCTACAGTGTCCCAGAGGTGTAATAATACGAGGGCGGCAGCTCTATCTAATGGCACTATGATTATGGTGCACGCTATTTTGCAGGAGTTTGGACACTCAGTGGCTGAGAGCGCGGCTGAGCTACGTTATTTAGTCACTAACAAGCTCTTATTGGAGTCGGAGAACCCCGACCCCCGCATACGCATACGTGCGTTGGAGCTGTTGGGTAAGATTTCTGACGTGGGGCTGTTTGTCGAGAAGTCAGAAGTGACAATTACACATCAGAGTACAGCGGATCTTAAGAAGAAGCTGCGGGGCAAGCTGAATAAGCTGTTAGATATTGAGGGGGCAGAGGACGCTGTCATAATTGACCAGGTGGAGATCAACGTAGATGCAGAGCTAGGGCTGACGGGCAAGGAGATGGAGGCTGTTGAGCAGGAAAAAGCGAGTGATTTTGATGAAGTAATGACAGCTATGGAGAAAAAAGAGGGGAGACATAGTGGGTGATCTCGCGGTTGTCCCCCAAGAAGGCGAGGTGTTCACCGCTGATGAACTCCAGCTCATGCTGGACAACCTGGACAAGTACTCCCCGGAGGAAATAGCTGAGATAGATAGAATGGTGGATGAGCTTGATGCTCGGACACGTAACGAAGCGGCAGCTAATGATTTTTTGGTGTTTTGTCAGCGGATGCAGTCGGACTATATTGTAGGCAAGCATCATAAGATACTTGCAGACATGTTGATGGCAATCGAGCGGGGGGATAAGAGTAGAATATGTGTAAATATCCCTCCACGTCATGGCAAGAGCCAGATGGACTCAATATTCTATCCAGCGTGGTATCTGGGTAGGAACCCCGCAAAAAAGGTCATCATGGCATCCCATACAACGGACCTGGCTGTGGATTTTGGCCGTAAAGTAAGAAATCTGATCAATTCTGATGAATATAGAGCGGTTTTTCCGAATGTTGCCCTTGCGTACGACTCAAAGAGTGCTGGTCGATGGAACACTAATTTTGGTGGTGAGTATTACGCATGCGGAGTAGGCTCTGCGTTAGCGGGGCGTGGCGCTCATCTGCTCATTATTGACGATCCTCACTCTGAGCAAGATATCATCAATGGTAACTACAACGTCTTTGACCGGGCGTACCAATGGTTCACGTTCGGTGCACGGACCCGGTTGATGCCCAATGCAGCCATCGCTGTGGTGCAGACTCGCTGGCACATGGATGACCTTACCGGGCGGTTGATAAAGGACATGGCTACACCCAAGGCTGATCAGTATGAAGTGGTGGAGTTCCCCGCGATACTGGAGATTTCCAAGGTGGGCGGGGGGATCGTTGAGAAAGCGCTATGGCCGGAATTTTTTGATCTAACTGCACTATATAAGACCAAAGCGTCAATGCCACTATTCCAGTGGAATGCTCAGTTCCAGCAGAATCCCACGGCTGAAGAAGCAGCTATCGTCAAGCGGGAGTGGTGGAAAATATGGGAAGACGCTGAGCCGCCTAAATGTGAATACATTATAATGTCTTTAGACACAGCGTCGGAGAGAAATACTCGCGCTGATTTTACGGCGCTCACTACCTGGGGAGTGTTCTTCAATACAGAGGATGAAGCGTACAATATTATTCTACTCAATTCCATCAAGCGACGGCTGGAGTTTCCTGAGCTGAAAGTGCTGGCTCTGGAGCAGTACAATATTTGGGAGCCTGACTCGTTAATAGTGGAGAAAAAGAGTTCTGGTATCGCTCTGTACCAGGAGTTGCGCCGGATGGGTATCCCTGTTTCGGAGTATACTCCACATCGGGGCACCGGGGACAAGACAGCTCGGTTAAACTCCGTGGCTGACATCGTGAAGTCGGGGCTGGTCTGGATGCCTCAGAAGCGTTGGGCGGAAGAGGTCGTTGAAGAGATTGCTGGGTTCCCGTTCATGTCAAATGATGACTTGGTTGATAGCACAGTGATGGCACTGATGCGCTTCAGACAGGGTGGGTTCATACGCTTACCGTCTGACGAACCAGAACCTATAAGGTATTTCAAGTCGCGCAAGGGGGCAGGGTATTACTAATGGCGGGTGTTGCTGATCTGGCTAAGGTATTTCAATCTATACCTATGGCGGGTATTGCTGATCTGTATAAATCTATACCTACCAACATGCGTCTTTTTATGGAGCAGGTGGTTGGTAAGGAATCTCCTATAACAGAGAAGGATTTTACTCCTAGAGAGCTAACATATATGCGGAGGCAGGTAGAGGCCGCGAGTGAGCAAGATGAGATAGATGAAGTGTTGGCGCGCAAGACACTAAAAAGGTGGGAGGATGAAAAAGCAGGTAGTATGAGGGGAGTACATCAAATGAACAAGAAATGGCCTGAGATGTATAGCGATCCTGTCAAACATGAAGCAGAGTACGATAGAAATACTGAAGAAGCTAGAAAAGACGTGGCGTCTTTTAGGGATGAAACCGTAACCCCCGTTCAGTATGGGGATTATGAGGAGAATGTGCGGCTTGGTGAGAACAAAGGTTTGTTTGGGGGGAGCCCACAACGTAATGTGTATGAAACAATCCGTGATAGTTTTACAAAGCCCGGGTACGTAGTGCAAACTTCTTTAGGGCGGTACGTAGCTACTAAACTTCCTGATGGAACAGTAGAGATAAAAGATAGGTATAACTGGGATGAAAAGGGAGAAAAGTTAACAGTGTCAGAATTTCTTAGTTTAGTGCCAGAGATGCTTAGAAGTCCAAGAGCGTTAGGGAATGCGATAATGCGCCAATGGGGTTTAGACAATTCAAGGGATGTAAATATAACATTACCAAAAGAACATTCCCGTGGTGGAAGAGTGAGACTAATTTAGAGGTTAGATTATGGCGATAGAAAAAGGGCTGAATATTATTAACGCAGGGGTTCTAATGGCAGAATATTATCGTCGGCAGGATTTCCATTATTTAGAAATATATTGATACCGGAGAAGGCAATGCCTAGTTATTACGACAGCAAAAAGAGCAATCCGAAAAAATCCAAGAAGGTTGGCGGTTATAAGAAAGGCGGAAAAACCGTTGCCAGAGGCAGTGGTGCCGCAAGAACCCAGTACTTCAGAAAAAACGGGT